AATCAGGCAAAATCAGCCGCGGATGCCGCACAGCACACGGCAAATGATGGCGTATCAAAAGCTACTGCGGCACAACGCACAGCAAATGATGGGGTATCGAAAGCTAATGCAGCAAATAATAATGCCAATGGTCGAGTATCTAAATCAGGTGATAGTTTAACGGGCATCCTGCACACAGTCGGTATTGAGTCCACTCATTTAGGGCAGGGAAGTTATTCTTCTCAATATGCAAGCGGTGCGCCTTTTACAGTCGAATCTACAGGCTCAAAAGACAAAGATACCTACCACCCATTTATCAAAGGTTTAGTCCGCTCAAGAGGACGTTATGGCGCTGGGTTTTCGTTTGGTTACACGACCAAACAAGGCGATGGGGACGGATTTGGCAGGGGAATTATTAACCTCGTTGAAGATAACGGTACAAGTAAAAATTGGGGCTTCGAACATAATGGCGACTTTTATTCCGCAGGGGATGTAAGAACATCGAGTGGTAAGTCTTTAAATACTGCAACACAATTCTCGGATTTCATATATCAAAAAATAGGCAATTTTGAAGTGCGGAAATATCCTGATGGCACGATGATACAGACCAATACAGTCAACTTCAGAGGTGGGTATTCGCACGGCACGGTTTATTCATTTAATTGGGCAGTATCATTTGTATCAGCACCAATGGTTTTTGGCAGTAGTAAAGCAATTCAAGATTTTAGTTTTGTAGATAGATCTCAGATGGATATAAAGACTAAGTCAAATGGGTCTACTTATTACTATTACTTGTACGATCCGGGAGCCGAACAAGGTGATTGGGATATGCAATTTTTAGCAATTGGGAGATGGAAAAGATGACAATGTATTTTAAAGACGGTTTTTTTGACGATTCTTATGGTGGTTTTGTGCCTGAAGGCGCGGTGGAAATTAGCCAAGATAAATATATTGAGCTAATCAACGGACAATCTCAAGGCAAGCAAATCATCGCAGATAAAACAGGTAACCCTGTATTAATTGACCCACAACCCAGTGCGGCACATGAGTTAAATAATGATACTTTACAATGGGAAATTTCAGCCGAAAAACAAACCGCACTTTTAGCCGACGCCCAAACTCGACTTATCGCCAACATCGATGAGCACGCGGCAAAAATATACAGCACCTGGACACGTTTTGAAAGCGAGTACCGTGAGCGTCAAGCGGCGGCAGAAGCCTTTAAGGCTGCAAATTATGAGGGCGAATGTAGTCGATATATCTCAGACTTTGCACAACGTGCGAGACTGGATAATAAGACCGCCACAAACTTGATTTTGACACAGGCAGCAGGGCTCGAAAAACTGCAAGTTGAACTAGCCAACCAACGCATGCGCAAATATGAACTTAAAGCCCCTAATCTCACGCTTGAGCAACTGAAATCAATCCATGATGACATTATCAAGCAAATGGATAACTTGATGGAGGCATATCAAAATGGCTAAGGTTTATTTGGCAATGTACAAACACAAACGCGACTGGCGCAAAGAGCCGGTAAAAGCAATAGCCGACCGCATTACCCGATTTTTTACTAAGGGGAAATACTCGCATTATGAGCATGCGACAGTATATGACTGCTACTCCTCATCGGTACAAGACGGTGGGGTGCGTTGCAAACAGATTGATGTGTCCGATAACACCAAATGGGATTTAATCCCACTCAACGATGTCACCGAGGCGCAAATTAAAGCTTATTTTGACCGCACTTTGGGTTGTAAATACGACTGGTGGGGCGCGCTAGGAATCGTACTTGGCATCAAACAAAAACGCTCAAAATATTTTTGTAGTGAATGGTGCTTTAATGCGATTTACGGTAGCGAAAGCGGTTGGCGGTTTAGCCCGAATCAATTAGGGGCAATGTTTAAACATGATGACTAAAGACAAACCGATCATTAATTTTAGCTGGAAATTTGGCGATGATGAAAGTGAAACGCTAACGCTAGATGAAAAAGAAGTGCCAGAAGGCTTTGCTGATAGCGAATTTGACTTGTTTATCGTGCCTGATGGCAAAGATCCAGTTATCCATTTGACAAAAGGCAATGGTATTGCGTTATCGGATAACAACATCAAAATCACTTGCACGCGCGACCGTTTAACTAACACAAAATGGAAGACCGCAAGTTGGGCGTTAAAAATCACGAATACGAGCAACTGGCGAGACACGCTATGTGGCGGAAAGATTACGCGTTATAGCTATTATCCTGCAGAACGCGTAGAGGAATGACGCGATGAAAGACTGTAAACGGGCAATCGACGTGAAATTGCAGTTGAAACAAGCAGTAGCGGTATCGTTGCAATCAAAACAACCTATCAATGTGACGTTATCAAAAGGTATTTCTGGTGGCTGTGGCACACCTGTTTTGCCTGAATTTTCAGATTTAATTATCCATTACAAAATAGGACGACTATGACACAAAACATTCAACAACTTTTAACTGAGTTTGCTCAATACTTAGGCGAGCAAGACAAAGCGATTTTGGCTCAAATTGAGGCAAAGATAACCCAACTTAAAAATGACCTATTAGGTGGTGAGGTATCAGCCGATTTAGACACATTTAGAGAGCTTGCGGAAGAGTTACGCAAACTCAAAGCAAGCGGAAGCAGTGCGCCTGAGGCATTAACCAGCAAACTGACCGAATTTAAACAGAGTTTAGACGGTGTGATTGAGAAACTTAACGCCTTAAATGCAATGGACTTAAAGGCAGCTTATCAACGTGGGAAAAATAGCTAATGAGCTTTTTAGAACAATTACCTGAGGTGATTGAACAAATCGGGCGAGATGTTAAAGCCATAACTGTTGTGCTTGGTAGAGGTCGCCCTGATAAGCCCGATACAACAGGTGACAAAATAACAGGAGAGGAGCCCAAAATAAAAGGCAATGAGCCTAACGGGACTATCTATGAGTCATCAGATGGCGGTGGAGTCGGAGCCTGGAAATGGCAAAAACGCAACGGGAAATGGGTGGTGATAGATGGTGATACAGGTTTGGTTAATGCTGTAACTAAAAACCTAAAGCCCGGGGCTTACATCAAACTCCGCAGGCAAGGCAACCTTGTATCATGCCATATGGGCGGGTTATCTTGGGGATTATTTGGTTATTTGGGCAAAACCGAAAAAGGCTATAGCCCACGACAAGCAGGGCGAGTTGAAGTTATTGGTACAAGTGGGATTCCTCTTGGATTTAGATCAGATGACTCTTGTGGATTTAGCTTATTCGATGACGATACCAATCGAGCTGTGGCAGGTGTTTATGTGGGAGGTGTAGGCGATTCTAATTTTATGAGATTCACGCCTTACCACGCTGATCCAAAGATAAAAGGTAACGATGCTATCCCAGATACTGGTCCCAAAAACCTTCGTCCACAAGCAATGGTATGGGTAACCTCTGACCCTTGGCCGGATAGGGTTTAAGACAAACGGCAGGTAATTCTGCCGTTTTTATCCGCCCTACTCTACCTAACCGCCCTTTGTTAGTTTAAATACCACAACGCCAAGCACTACCACTGGCTTTTAAATCCTTACAAAATAGCCCTATCTCTCAACAACAGGGCTAAAATTATGACAGATGAATATCTCCATGGGGTCAAGGTAACGGAAATTTCCGAAGCCTTGCGAACACTCACCACATCATCCACTGCAGTTATCGGTTTAGTGGCAACCGCACCTGATGCAGATGCATCGGTTTTCCCACTCAACAAACCCACTCTTTTAACTGGCATCACCGCCGAAATGCAAGCCAAAGCAGGTAAAAAAGGGACGTTATCTCGTGCATTAGACGGCATTGCGGACATTGTGAATTGTAAAGTTGTCGTCATTCGAGTAGAAGAAAACGATGATGAAAGCACCATGAAAGCCAATGTAATCGGAACCGTAGATAACGAAGGCAATTACACTGGCTTAAAAGCGTTCCTCGTGTCTGCTGCAGTTTGTGGTGTCAAACCTCGTATTTTCTGTATCCCGAAATATGACAGCCAAGACGTAACCATTGAATTGTTAAGCGTAGCGAAAAAACTCAATGGCTTTGTGTATGCCTCTTGCGGCACAGCAAAAACCAAAGAAGAAGCAGTGACATACGGTCGCAATTTTGCCCAACGTGAATTAATGCTGATTTTCGGTGATTTCTTATCGTTTAACCCAAACACCAAACAAACCGAAGTGGATTATGCCGTTGTTCGTGCAGCTGCAATGCGTGCATATCAAGACAAAGAATACGGCTGGCACACCTCAATCTCAAACAAAGGTTTAACTGGCGTGACAGGTGTCACCAAGCCGCTTTCTTTCGATATTAACGACAGTGCAACCGACGTTAATTATCTCAACGAACAAGGCATTACTTGTTGTGTAAACCACAATGGCTTTAAGTTCTGGGGATTACGCACTCGTTCGGCTGATAAATTATTTATCTACGAAAACTACACTCGCACGGCACAAGTGTTAAAAGACACCATTGCGCAATCCTTTGACTGGGCGATGGATAAAGACATCTCCGTGAATCTTGTAAAAGAAATCGTAGAAGCAATCAATGCAAAATGGCGTGAATATGTGGCGCAAGGTTATTTAATCGGTGGGAAAGCATTTATCAATGCCAACTTAAACACTGCCGCAACCTTGAAAGATGCAAAATTGCTTGTGTCTTATAACTACTGCCCTGTTCCACCGCTAGAACAACTTGGATTCAACCAATACATCAGCGATGAATACCTTGTGGAATTTGCCGCAAACATTGCAAAAGTAGGAGCGTAAAAAATGGCATTACCTCGTAAACTCAAATTAATGAATTTTTTGGCTGACGGTAATTCTTACCGTGGCCAAGTCAACGAAATCACCCAACCTAAATTAGCAATGAAATTAGAAGCGTATCGCGCAGGTGGCATGATTGGTGAAGTAAAAGTAAATCTGGGCGTAGAACCTTTAGATGTTCAGTTCAAAATGGGCGGTTACATGACCGAACTATTAAAAAAATTTGGCGGCTCGATTGACGGCACGGCATTGCGTTTTGCCGGTGCTTATCAACAAGACGATACAGAAGAAGTCACCTCTATTGAGCTTGTCATGCGCGGTCGTTTTGGCGAAATCGACAACGGCACAAGCAAACCAGGCGATGACACCGAACAAAGCTACACCGTGCCTTTGACTTATTACAAGATCATTGAAAACGGCAAAGACATCATCGAAA